TTTTTTTTGCAAAAGTTATACAATAATCACAAGACACAACTTAAGATATGATTACAAGTAAGAAAATCACAACCAACTTCTGAAAAAATAACGTCATAGTCCGGAGACCAGCTCACGGTGGACAGATATATTCAGCCTGATACAATTACGAAAATCCATTAAATGAGTCGCACCTGTATGCGCTCAAAGCATTTAAAGTCAGCTATGCTAGACTGTGTACAGACTCTATTCTGTACCCCACAGTGCAATCCGTTTGGTCACACCATTATACCACACCACATCTTTATCAAATGGTGCGTACGCTCCTAATTCGCGGAATATCTGCGTATCCGCGAAGTTCTGATGCATCCACCTTGCATCATTAACCAGCTCTAACTCTGGTCCCCTAATATGGAACATGTGGTTATGTCCCTCCGGAAGTGAGATCTGATCCCACACTTCTACAGTATTCCAAGGTCCTTCCGGAAACTGTACTTGTTCTAATATCACATCTATATGTGTATAGAACTCTCTCAAGTATTCTTGAGATGCTGGATACACTCCAGCCAATTTACCACCTACAAACGTATCGTGGAGGCAGTGATTTGGATCGTACTTCAACCTTAGACGACGATCCCTCCTTGCACGAGCAGCCTTCTTTCGTTTAATTCGCACTCTCTCTTGCATCACGGGATCAAATCTAAAATCTGTGCAATTTTGACGATTGTCCCACAACCAATCTCGCACCACAGTGTACTCAACCGGCCCTTGTTCAACCATGATTCCCCAATCATCTTCATAGTTGAAATCATCGAACTGATCTACAAAATCAGTTAACATGTACTCCTCCACATCTGTAGTTTCGAGAACTAAACCTTCAACTGTAATCTTCTCTTGTTTATCTCGAATAGTTCTCTCCCATTGATTGAAGTCAAAAACAACCTTCACTTTTTGACTTTCCAACTGCCGCTTCAACTTGTCCGTTTCCTCACGACCATGATGAGCCATCATTTGCATTGCCATGTCTATTTTCTGTTCCATGATGGTTTTATCACCATCATTTATTTTCTTCCCCCACTGCAACTCACGGTGTATTACACTCACAGGTAGAGGAGCCGCTACGTAACCGTTCTTTTGAACAAAGTTTGATTTCAAAAACGACAAATTCTTTACTGGTTCCGCTGGGATAATTTCCGCCTCTTTATTTGCCGCTGTGACTGTCATCCCAATGACATGCATAATCGTTTTCACTGACTGCCGGTTGAAATACTCCAGTGTGTTATCGTCCACTCCCATAATCACATCATCTCCATAAGCCAACATTCGCACATTCTCCTCAAAATCCTTCAAACTCACAGGAATATTGTTCATGGCTTGACTCATTTGAAAAGCAACTGTCATCAAATACAAATTCTCAATTGTGTTTGTGATTTCAGTTGCGACAATTCCTGATGGTATCCCTACTTCTTTTTGGAAAAGAATGTCATTTGCTATTACAATCGAATGAACGACAGCGTGAAAAATTGTACATCTCGATCGCCAATGCTCATCTCCATAGTAATTCTGGACCGCTTGTAGAAAAGCCTCAACTGCAAACTCTGGGACACTTCCGTCATAGTTACTGAAATCCACATCAAATCCGGATCCACCCATGCTTTCAAGACCTTGAAGAAACTGACCCCATACAGCATCTTTGTCACACCCTATAGCGTGACTCATATTAAAACCCATGTGGTGACGGTAGTGGTTAAGGAAGTGTCCAAAATACTTCCTCATTAAAAATGTTAAGTCCAACCCCGATTGTAGAAACACCCTAGTTTTCCCGAGTTTTGCTTTCTTTTTTGTAGTCAACTCATCCTTTGTCGTTGCACAAAAGAATGTCTCCAACTCAATTCCTTTACTTGCCATCACTTCCAAATGTGTAACATGTTCAACAAAAGTTCTATTAATCATCTTCAACTTTCTCATTTTCGCTGCTTCACTCAGCTTGTACTTCAGTGGATCTAATTCCTCTCCTGTTTTAGTTTGTGGTAGGGCTTCAAAAATTTCAGTTTTTCCGTCCTTAAAGTACTTCTGAAAATACCCACTCGAGGTTGATAACACAAGTGGACTCAACAGATCATAACCATTGATTATTTCCTCATCTGTTAAAAGACGCACTTCCACTCCTTTTCCTATTTTCTTACAAAGGTAATCCACTGAAGTCTGGTGTATTGCCAACGGTATTGGCATGATCATTTTATTTTCAAACTTGATCAAGTTTGTGAAGAGTGGGTGTACTTTCTCACCTCCAACATCCACAACATTCTTCTCTGTTGGTACATACCCATCTTCCCACTCAGTGTGTTGCAAACCAGTTCGCATG